ACGCCGCATCAGTCGACGAGTGAGGTGTTTTATCGCACCGACAAGATCACTCCGACCGGAGGTTTCGGGAAGTACGCGGTCAGCTTCCAGCGCACGGATAACTCCGGCGACGCGTCACTGCTGAAGGTCGAAGAGATCCACAGCATAAACATCCGTACGAATGTCGTCCACCCAACCGACACGCTGGTGCGCGTAAAAGTCAGGGCGACAGAGAATGCCCTGGGGAGCCGTGAGCGCAAATATAACGCGCTGGTGACTCGCCATACCATCACGTACGACATTGACACGCAGACCGTGGATTACACGCTGCGTCCGTCGCGCTCGTTCGCTGATGCGGTGGCGCACACCTGGCTGATTATGGGTGAGCAACCGGTAAGCTGCATCGACCTGTACGGGCTGTACTCAATCGCCGAAAGCCTGCCTGATGAACGGCTGGGTTACTTCGACTACACGTTTGACGACGAGAACGACTCTCTCGGCGACCGCGTGCAGGCCATCTGCAATGCGGCATCTGTTGTGGCGTACTGGGATGACGGCGTACTGACGTTTACCCGTGATCAGAAAGTTGATTACCCGGCTGCCGTATTCAACCGGGCCAACATGAAGACGGATGAGTACAAAATGACGTACGAGGCCACTCTCCCAGGCGGTTATGACGGCGTGCAGGTGTCCTATGTTCACCCCACAACGAACAACAAGACGTACATCAACTACCGCGTGCTGAACGGCGCCATCGTCGAACAGGAAGCGGAAAACCCGAACAAGCTGGAGATCGTCGGTTTCCGTAATGAGTACCAGGCTAGGGAGCGCGCGCTGCGCGAAACGAAACGTCTGATTTACTCCCGGGTGAAGATGAACGCCAAAGTGTTTGAGGACGGCATTATCCAGGTCGGCAGCGTCATACAGATGCCTGACATCTACGACAGCAACCAGCAGCAGGGTTACATCACCGGACGCTCCGGGAATAACTTTGATACCAGCGAGCCGATCACGTTTAACGGCTCGATGTATGTGCTGGTTACCGACAGCCTGGGTAACCCAACTCTTCGTTATCCGGCCACCGCCCGTAGCGACACGAAGTACGGATTCACCGCGGCTATCCCTAACATTAAGCTCAACATATGGAACGGCGAAACTGTGCAGCTCCCGTCGCGCTTTCTCATTGCGACAGTAGAGGAACTGGACAGTCAGCTATGGACGGTCAACAGCATCAAACCGAACACAGATAACACTGTATCTCTGACAGTCGCGGAATACAGCGACGCCATCTACGAATAAGCCCCATCCCAACAAACAACACCCGGCCTCGCGCCGGGTTTTTTATGGAATTAATATGGCTACTACACCTACAAACCTGCCAGTGCCAAGTGAATCACCACGCGATCTGAAGTTCAATGCCGGCAAAATCGACGAGTTCGTTACCTCTATGGGATGGACTTATACCGATCGCTTCGGCAATCAACACTACACCGTTGAAGGTATCAATTATCTTTCTCAGCAGGCTATGGCAGCGTTCGGTTACGTTATCCTCACAGGTAAAACGTTTACTACTGGCACAACTATTAACGAGCCTAATGAAGTACTGCTTAATACTGCCGACGGTGAATATTACAAATGGACTGGGTCATTTTTATCTGGTCCAAAGGTAGTTCCTGCGAACTCAACTCCAGAAAACACTGGAGGTATCGGTCCGGGTGCATGGCTGTCCGTAGGTGATACTACTGCGCGTCAATACGTTGATATGCGAACAAATACGTTCAATGTTGAATATTTCGGCTTCAAGACTGGTATCGGGCAAGATATCTCAAGGCTTTTGACAGCGTTCGATCAGGCTGATGAGTTAGTATTTAGCGGTGGAATATACTATGTTGATGATTTTGAGATGCCTTCATCAGCAAGGTGTAAAACGATAACCATACTCCCTGGTTCAGAAGTGCGCCAGATTGGTTATAACTGCATCTTCAACGTCACGGATTATTTCACTATAAATCTAATTGGTGGCGGCATCTGGCACGGGGGGCTGAAAAAAGCGTTGGTTACGGCTGATGCTGCTGTAGGCGCAAATTCATTCACAGTAGATGATGCAAGTGTATTCCAGGTTGGGGATATGATAACCACATCATTCCTCATTCCAGGTGGTGATGTTAATACATGGAAATGGAGTAACTCATCCTCATATGGACAATTCAACTATATCACAGCTATATCTGGAAATACCATCACAGTTCTGAATCCTGTTGAAAACCGTACTCTCATGCGCAACGTGTGGGTTGGAAACTGGAGATTTGGTATGGCTGGCCTGGAGTTCCGAGGGTCTGGAAAAGCCAAGATAATTGGTGGCAAGATGCAGGAATTCAAAACATATGGCTTAACTTGCCGAAATGTGGACGTTACCGTGGAAGGTACGGAAATTACTGGCATGACCATTGATTGCATCTACGTAATTGGATCTGCCAACTTCACAATGCGTAACTTCAGATTTGAAGGTTGCTACGACTTTGGAAAGCTTGGCATCCAGCACACCAGTACTGGTCGTGTCACTCTCCAAAACGGATACTGGAGGCGTGGTAACTTTGACGCAGATATTAATCATGCTAATCAAACTAACGTCTCTAAATTCGGTAAAGTTATATTAGATAGAGTTACCTGCGTAGGAACATCAACACTTCCTCTGTCCGGTGACCAGGTTGACACTATAACTGGGCAGACAGCTAACCAGTTATTTGGTGGGCGTGTTAACCCTGCGCGTATTTTCTGTAGCGCTAGTTCTGCAAGTACAGACTTTAATACAGAAGGGTTTGAAGCAATCAATGGTACACAGTTCCTGGATTACCAACGCACAACTTACGGTGTAGAGGGGGCTTATTCAGGAAATATCACAATTGACTCTCTTATTCTTCGTGGCGTTATTACAACTGGCTCACTCTTTCACCTTCAGGTTGCTTCTGGAAAAACTGTTATTGTACGAGCGCATGAACTTCGTGATTTAAGTGTAACGCGAAAATATACTGTTAATTACTACCCACTATTCTATATATCAGGAGGCTTCCTTACATTTTCCGGATTGCTTAAGTATGATAATGGTGGGTATGCCAGTGCGGATCATCGCATTGAGACAGAAAATGCGTACATCCCTGAAATGGAAATCACAGGTTCTGGAAATACTATTCTTGTATCACCCACCTTCATCGACACCATGCTAATTCGATCTGCATCAGTCACCAAGATGGGGACGGGGCAACGCAACGACTTTACTAGTCTCGTCCTCCTTCAGGGGGGGGCAATCACAGGTGATTTGAAGACGTATCCTTCCCGTTTGCAGAGGCTTAGATCTGTAGATATCGATTTTAACGCTAATGACTCAACAAGCTGGGTAACTTTGTACACTAACTCCGATAGTCTCACGTCCGTTGATTTAAGGATACAATTGGCTCCCAGGAAGACCATTAACGCATCCGCTGGAATAATCGGAACTATAGGGGCCAAGTTGAATAAGAATGGCGCTTCAGTTCCGGTTTTAACTAACGCATCTACGTATCTGTCAGCAGCTGCTGGAAATATAGCTTTCTGGGAGGGCAAGGTTATAGGTACGCAAGGGGCTATTTCAGACGGCACTGTAGCCCTAAGATGCTTGGCTTCTGGGGAGGTACAAATAAACATTAACTCTGCCAGTCTCACTAACTGCACAGCATTTGTCGCAGGAGTCTAAAAAAAGGCCCTTTCGGGCCTTCATTTAGTCCTTACCTGATATTGAGTTCATATTATAGAATCTAGCCGCCCACATATTCATCCATGAATTTTTACGATGTGTTAAGTATATTGCATTTTTATAAGCGTTAGCTTGTGATTTAGGCTTGGAAATCATCGGAACAACTATGTCAGAACCAGGTTGGGAATCATGTATTACATTCACCTGAATCATCAGTTCTTTATAAGTATTGTAAATATCAGTTGCTGCATAGGTATAGGTAGCAACAAATGATGTGTATAAAGAAAATGCTAATGCTTTAAATAATACAGAGGAAGGGCTAATCTTGCATATGTAATGAATCAATAATATTGAAAGCATGATAGCTGCCCCAAAAGCAGTTCTTTCAGGAAATGACGGCGCAGCCACCATACTATATATTGATGCAAAATGCCCAGTAAGAAATATTATGGTGAAATCCACATCTCTTTTGGAAACTATATTTTTGTATATGCATACAACAAATAGTAATATAAACAGCGTATAAAACGGCAAAAATAAAGAAATGTTTGATTGCAACACATCATAAAAATGAGAGGCGAATATTTCTAAAGAGAAGTGACTGCCTCCTCTCTTTTGCGATCCAGGGGAGCTCATCATTAGTGCAAATCCCGCAATTGAAAGAGCGGTTCCGATCAATTTCCACCAACTAATCCTTCCATTTCTAATGTATTCTAAAAATACTATCATTAAGACGATAAGGGCTGATGCTGGCCCACTGTTTTCATTTGTAGCCCCAGCAAGGAAGCTCAAAGCTAGGTACAAAATAAGTGTTAATGCTCCAGGCCTCTTCTCACGCATACTTATCAGTATGAATGTTGTGTAAATAATAGACATCCACAAGTAATTCATTGACCCAGAAACCCAAAGAACCGATGAGCCAAATTCCGGAACAATAAGCCATAACGTCATGAATGTAATTAGAACTGCAAAGCCAGTTTCATTAATATTTGAAATTGACTTTACTACCATTAAAACTAGTATACCTATTGTAATAAAAGCGATTGTATTGAAAATATCGAATATTGATTTATCGAATTGCATGAAAAATTGAACAAGCGAGTGAGCCACGAATCGTCCATTCCATATCTCATAGTGTCGAATTTGAGAGTAAAGTATTGAAATGATACCGTTAATTGGAACGGCGCTTGGAGATGGGTTTGTTTGGTATACAAATCTATAAACAAAGTCGTCAGCAACATAAAGCGTCATATGATTCAATGAATAAATCAATATAAAGACAGTGCATATTACAACTAAGGAAAGAATGTTTTCTTTTATCAACTTGCTGATCATTTCATTTTTCCTCCATCCTTGACTATGTATCTAGGTCTCATTTTCACTTCAATGTATATCCTTCCAATGTACTCCCCAAGCACACCAATACCGATCAACTGAATGCCACCAAGGAAAAGAATAGATACAAGTAAAGATGGATAACCACTAACAGAATTACCGAACACCAACGTGTCGAAAATCATCCACGCCCCGTAGATGAATGCCACCCCAGCAACGAGCAGGCCGATGTAAGTCCACATACGAAGAGGGAATGTAGAGAAGCTGGTGATCCCTTCAAGTGCCAAATTCCACAACTTCCAACCGTTAAATTTCGTACTTCCTGCTACGCGTTCTGCGCGTGCATATTCAACGACATCGGTGCGGCCGCCAACCCAGCTCAACACTCCCTTCATGAAAAGGTTGCGCTCTGGCATGAGCTTAATATTTTCAACAACATCACGCGACATCAGGCGGAAGTCACCAACGTTTTCTTCGATCTGCGGGTTGCTGATTTTGTTATGGAGCTTATAGAACCATTCAGCTGTCTTGCGCTTCAGTCGGCCATCTGTTGAGCGGTCAGAACGTTTAGCAAGAACCATATCAGCCCCGGCCTGCCATTTCTCAATCAAATGAGGAATGACTTCGATAGGGTCCTGCAAATCTACATCAATCGGGATAATCGCTTCACCGGTCGCGTGGTCAAGGCCGGCGAACAGAGCGGGCTCTTTACCGAAGTTTCTTGTGAATGACAGCGGGACCACAAGCGGATCCGAAATAGCAAGCGCGTTGATAATTGATTCTGTAGCATCTTTGCTGCCGTCATTGATGAAGACTATCTCAACTTCATGCTGCTGAAGCCCTTCAAATTCCCGAACCGTTTTATAAAAAATAGGTATCGCGTCTTCTTCGTTGAAGACGGGAACGACGAGAGAAATTTTCATTTCGCATCCCTAAAGACAATGAACTTTGAATAAATAAACCCGCACACCAGGCTGATGGCGGAGAAAAGAATGAGAGTCACGATCGGAGCCATACCGGACTTATCTGCGGCCCAACCAACAGCTGCGCTCAGGGTTCCCATAAACCCTACATACACCATGTAGCGCATCGTAGTTGTCGATGACTTAAAGGTGAACCTGGCGTTTGCAAAGAAGCTGAAAGACACTGCCACGACGAATCCGGCGAAGTTACCAAGCGCCTGACCTGTGTGAAACACGTATATGCAAATAGCGAACACAACCCAGTGAATGAGCGTGTTTATGACGCCGATTGATGTGTACTTAGCAAAGAGCTTTAACATTATATAAATCAGTCAATTCGGAAAGGTCTGAAGTTTAGCACCACTGTGAAACTTGATCGACCCTCATATTTGACGATACTGTATATGCATACAGTAATTTTGTGAGGTGATTATGCCACGCACAGCAGACATTCATGCCGCGTTTGTTGCGGCCATAGAGTTAAACCCCAAGGGGTATCGTTACCTGAGCACAGACGCATTCGTAGAGAAATTGCGGGAGTTCAACTGGCACTACACGCGCGAAGAAGCGAATGCCTGGATAGAGCGATACCAAAAAGACTTTGCTGACAAGACGACAGACGGTAGCGATAACAGGTACTGGATCCTGCGTAACATGGGGAGGGTCCAGTAATGGGATTTGCATCACCTGCAAGCGATTATGTCGAGCGCCAACTTTCACCCGAGGTGATTTGCAACATCGGCGCAGAAAGTAGGGTGCTTGAAACTGATTCAGGATTTGCAGTCATTGAGCCAGCAGCAAAATGCGCGCCCGGGGATGTGCTGCTTATACTTTGCGATGGTCATACGCAGTTTGCCAGGTTGATGGGAAAGTCGCTCATTACAGATGATGGAGAGGCAATAGAGGGAAGCGCACTGGAAGAAGTAGAGGTGCTTGGACGCGTCACGTTCTTCATCAATCGTGCAAGCGATGACGACGACTGCCCGGTGATGTAATGGGGCATGGGTGGGGCATAAAACAGCACTCGATCTAAGGTGAACTTAGACGACTGATGTTTTCGACAACTGCAACCATCTGTTATTTGGAGCGCTCTTGGACGATCTTTGTCGATTATGAAAAATGTATGCTCATATGATGGGCATGCAGGTTTAATCAATACCTATCTTACGCTGGCAGCCTGATGGCTTTAATGCCACAATATTTTTTTCTTCGCATGCAGGAAAGATGATGAAAAAAGTAGCAATTGTGGCTGCGATGCTGACGTTAGCGGGATGTGTTCAGGTAGATAACTATCAGGAAGTGATTAAGCACCCGGTACCTTCGCAACTGGCAGGTTACTGGCAGTCGAAAGGGCCGCAGAGCGCGATGGTGAGCCCGGAAGCGATCGCCACGCTGGTGGTGACGCCAGAGGGGGATACGCTGGATTGCCGTCAGTGGCAGCGCGTTATCGCGGTGCCGGGTAAGATCATGCTGCGTTCAGATGATTATTACAACGTGACGCGTAAGCTGGATGTCTATCCGCTGGAGCGTGATGGGGCGGCGCTGGAGTATGACGGTATGGAACTGTACAAGGTTGACCGTCCAACGGTGGAATGCGCAGATTACCTGAGCAAGAATCCGCTGGATAGTAAGCTTCCGTAG